TGCTAATGAGGATGGTGTTTGACAAGCAATGCCCGATGCCCGGCAGCGAGAGCTCTGCTTACGTGCAGGAGTGGATCAGCAAGTCAGACCAGAAACCAGAGTCGCACAAGGACCCAGCAAGGTCCATATTCTCCGCAGCATTGATGGTTAGGTTTGTGAAGTCCTACATGGAGCTCTCAGTCGGGAAGACTATGTCAGAGCACCCAGCGTTCATCATAGGTGCATCGCCGGCCAAGCTAGAGACCCGTTTGCGGGGGTTGGTTAGCCCAGTGACCTCGACTGGTGGCACACCGTTCTACTATAGCTTCGACGTAGCTGGCTGGTCGCCCCGTATGCCTGCGGCTGTTCAAGACATGTCGCACGACATCTGGTACAGGCTGACTGGTGACGATACATGGCGCAGGTCCAGCAGAGCCATGCAAGATGCTACAATATACTTCAGCAACAGTGGGTACGAAGGGTGGTACAGGAACGGTGAGGCAAATCTAGAAGGGTACGACGGGAAGGAGATGACCATGCTCAACGTTTCCATGCTTTGTCTTTCTGTGAGACGGTGGCGTGCCGACCAGACTGTTATGGGCATCACTACTCAGAGAGAAAGAGACACCTTTTCTGCACTGCTGCTGGCTTACATCGACGATGGTATGGCAAGGATGGAACTTACATTTGATCCGGCTAGGGCTAGGACCCTCTTTAACAGGTTCACAGAGATCTGCGTAGAGACCTTCAGGGGTTGCGGTTTCACGATCGAGCCATCAAAGTGCTTCCCCAGCGACAGGTTTTTCATCTTCTTAAATGAAGTCTATCTGGGAGGTAGGCATCTTGTTCATGGAGTAAGAGCTGCTGGGACAATATGTGCTCTAGGTGTGGAGAAGCATGAGTCGTTGGTTAACCTATGTGACAAGGTATCAGGTGGCGTCCGTGGTGCAGTCATGGCAGGACTAGACGCTGTTGCAGGAACCATGTTGATGGCATACCACACAAAGCTGCTTATGAGAGAGTGGGTCGGTTCTACAGACGCTGTGACTTCTGCTATATGGACCATGGCACCACGTGCATGGGGAGGGCTCGGTATGCCAAATGCGCTCCAGCTGGGTTCAAACACGTCGGGTCACGCACATGTAGAGGGTATCTCCACCTTCAACGCTTGGTCGAGGATTAACGAGAGTGTCAAGAGCTTCTACCTGAACATGTTGAGAACCCCTTTACCCTCAAGAACAGCCGAGGCAATCTTGATGAACCCGTTTAGTGCAAGGGTGAAGAGTGGGTATTTGGTCGACAGCAGGGTAACCGAGGCTGTTAGGTTACGCCTGGGACAGTTACGTGAGTCGGGAAGATTGTCGACTCTGGCGACCGAGTTTCTAGAGTTCGGTGACAAGGAGTCGTTCAAGCTGTTTGCAGATGCTGTCCTGAAATCTGCCCCAAACCAAGTCATGCAGGCTCAGTACCTCAAAGACCTGGCTGATGCACACCCGCAGTCCATCTTTCTCAAGTTCTGCAACAGGATCGAGAGAGCTGCAACAGTCGTTGCTATAGTTGGGCATCGGAAGTTAGTCCAGATTATGTCAGAGAACAGGAGAGACACCCTGAAGTCTTGGAACACAGTAAGAAGGCGAGTATACGCAATAGTAGAGTAGAAAAGGCAAGTGACCACTCGCAAGCTGACAAGCTGCGAAGTTCCACGAGAAAACACCAATTGGGGCCACGGTGTACCACCTTCGGTGGCGATGGTAACCTAAAAGTGCTTTGTAACACACTGGTTGCTTGACCTACCCCTGGTGGTTTAGTGGGACTAAGCTTCGTCGGCCGGTGGAGTGGCCAAGAACTGGACTGGGCTTACCGTCTGGATTACAGGCGTCAACAACCAAGCGATGTTCAGAGAAATAGCGACAAAACAAAAAACAAAAATGGAAAACATGCAAGGTACAAAAAACTGGATGCTTACGTTTTAT